AACCAACAACCAGAAATGCAACTAACTCCTGAACAGTTAGAAGAGCAAAAAGAAAAAATGCTAGAGTTTTATCAAACTTCTATGCCTTATTTAAGAGCACAATTAGATTATGAAGAAATGCTTTTAAAAATTGATGAAGCAAGATTTAAAAGATCTAGTATTCAATATCAGTATGCTATGATGATGGCTCCTCAACAAGAAGAAGCAGATGAAGAAAGAGGTTCAGATTTTGATATTGATAAAGAGTCTAATACAGCAGATCAAGGAAAGAGAAAGCTTAAAAGAGGCTAGTCATGGCTATAGTAAATCAAGTACAGAAGCGTGTAAGAATGCCTAAGTGGGATGTGGTTAAGTTTCAAATACTTACCCACTGCTATATTAATAGAATCAACTTAAGTGACTCTGACCTTAACTGCTTGACCTTACTAAGTTTTAATGAGCCAATAGAATTAACACATTTTTGTTATGATGCATCTTCAGAAGAAGAGCCTATTTTCAAGTCTCCACAAACTGTGAGAAACTGTATAAATAAAGCTGAGAAAACAAACTTAGTTGTTAAAGATGAGGAAAACAAAAAATTAATTCGGATAAATCCAAGTTTAAAAATTCAGACAACAGGTACTATTTTATTAGACTATAAATTTTTAGGAGATGAATCCCAGAAAGCCTAAAAGAATATATCAAGAAGTTGCAGAAGAATTAAATATTGATAAGGATTTAGTAGAAGACTTAGTAGAGTTTTATTACAAAGATGTCAGAAGTTTATTATCTAATTTAGAATATCCTAGAATAAACATAGAGGGTCTTGGTCATTTTGTTTCAAAACCAAAGATGGTATATGGATCAATAGAAAAGATATCAAGAATATTAAAAGAACATGACACATCTACATTTAAAGCTTATCATAATAAGAAAGCACTAGAAAATAAATTAGAACTACTATTGAAATTAAATCTTAAGATTCAAGATCAAACAGAAAAAAGAGAAGCTTTTTTTAAAAACAAGAATAAATGAAAAATGTACTTAATCTAATCTGGCAAAATAGATCACAAATATTTGAGGGTATTAAAAACTCTGTTATTAGAGATGAGACAGTAGAAGAAATATCTAGACTCAGATATGATATTTGTGATGAATGTCAACATAAAGGTAAAAAGTGTGCTGTAAAAGGAACGGCTCCATGCTGTAATGAGTGTGGATGTTCACTAGCCTTTAAAACTAGATCTTTATCATCAGAATGTCCATTAGGTAAATGGCAAGCTATTATTACTGAAGAACAAGAAGAAGAATTAGAAAAACTATGAGTATAGTATTTAATGCCAAGGATCATAGCTATAAAAGCAATGACGGCTCAGAGATTAATTGGATAAGTGTTACTACACTTGTATCTCATTTTAAAAAACCTTTTGATGCTGAAAAAGTAGCAAAAAAGGTTTGTAAGAATAAGAGATCTAAGTGGTTTGGTTTTTCACCAAAAGATATTATATCTATTTGGAATGCAGAATCAGAAAGAGCAGTTACTCTTGGTACATTTTATCATAATCAAAGAGAGGCTGACTTATGTTCTTTAGCTTCAATAGAAAGAGAAGGTGTTACAGTTCCAGTGTTTAAACCTAATGATTTAGCAAATGGAATTAAGACAGCACCTTCACAAAAATTAGAACCAGGCGTGTATCCAGAGCATATGGTTTATCTTAAATCAGCAGGCATCTGTGGTCAGTCAGATCTCGTAGAAGTAGTTAATGGTAGAGTAAATATTATTGATTACAAAACTAATAAAGAGATTAAGACTGAATCTTACAAAGATTGGGAGGGAGTTTCTGAAAAATTACTCCCTCCTATATCTAACTTAGATGATTGTAATTTTAATCACTACAGCTTACAGTTAAGTATCTACATGTATATGATACTAAAACATAATCCTAAATTGCAACCCGGAAGAATGTTTATTCATCATATACTATTTGAAACAGAGGGGGAAGATAGATATGGGTATCCTTTAACAAGCTATGATGATAATGGTGATCCAATTGTTAAAGATGTAGTTCAAATGGAAATACCATATTTAAAAGATGAAGTAACAGCTATTATGCATTATTTACATGATAATAGAAACAATATTAAAAAGAAATGATTGTAAAACTATTTGACATACAGAATGGTAAAGTAATTCCAACAGAACATTGCTATACATTAAAGGCATTAAAAGATGTTATGGATAATTATCCTGATAATTATATCAAGATATATCAATACTTGTTTTATATGACTTGCCCTAACCCAGACTTGAACCCATTCTTTTATACACCAGAAGTAGATAAAGAGTCACTTATACTTGAACAGATAGATGCTGAGTTCTCTACAGAAGATCAGGATATATTTATAGCCTTACAGTTTTGCCAAAGAATGTATGAAACACCTACATCTAGAGCATATAAAGGTATTGCATCCATGTTAGACAGATTAGCTAAGTATATGGAGACTACACCTATCTCACATGGTAGAGATGGTAATATTAACTCTCTGGTAGCTGCAGCTAAAAACTTTGAACAGATTAGAGCATCATTTAAAGGTGCATATAAAGATCTACAGGAAGAACAATCTAGTAGAGTAAGAGGTGGTATTGGAATGGCATATGATCAGTAATGGAAATATTTGAAAATATACCAACCTATGATAATGGAAATTGGACTATTACAGACTTTTCCTCAAGAGAGGAATTTTCTAAGTTTGTAAGAGATATTTTTGATGAACCCGGTAAATATAAATTTGATGAAACTAGCTTACTATTTAATACAGAATCAAGAAAGTTTAGAGACAATGGATACTATTGTGACGCACCCTTTAAATCCAAAGATTTTATCAATTACTGGGATGATCAAAAACTTAGATGTAGAAGAGGAGTTATCTATAAGTCAGGAGAAAACACCTGGTACCTTACAAGAGATTACTACATGTGGCTTAACTTCTTACCAATATTTGATAAAGAACAACAAATTTTTGACTTTGCTAAAATACGTGACGCCCAGTATCACATGGCCCTCTATGAACTATTGGCAGAGCTCAACTATAAGCATGTAGCTATTCTAAAAAAAAGACAGATAGCATCTTCTTATTTTCACATGGCCAAACTATTAAATCAGATTTGGTTTGAATCTGGGGTTACTTTAAAGATAGGAGCAAGTCTTAAAGACTATATAAATGAGAAAGGTTCATGGAAGTTCTTAGATGAATATGCTGCTTTCTTAAATGAGCATACCGCATGGTATAGACCAATGACACCACATAAGGTAATGATGTGGCAGCAAAAGATTGAAGTAAGAAAGGGAGATAGAAAAAATGAAGTAGGTCTCAAAGGTACAATGCAGGGCATGTCATTTGAGAAAGATCCTACAAATGGTGTAGGGGGTCCAGTAAAATTCTTCTTCCATGAGGAGGCTGGTATTGCACCAAAGATGGATCAAACATATGAGTATATGAGGCCAGCAATGAGATCTGGTTTAATTACTACTGGTATGTTTATAGCTGCAGGATCAGTAGGAGATTTATCTCAGTGTAATCCCCTTAAGGATATGATTCTAAACCCTACATCTAAAGATATCTATGCGGTAGAAACAAACTTGATAGATAGCAAAGGAACAGAAGGTCTCTCAGGATTGTTTATTCCTGAGCAATGGTCTATGCCACCACATATAGATCAATATGGTAATTCACTTGTAGAAGAAGCATTAGTTGCACTTGAGAATCAATTTGAACAGTGGAAGAAAGATTTATCTCCAGAAGACTACCAGTTAAGAATATCTCAGCACCCTAGAAATATTGAAGAAGCATTTGCACATAGATCAGTCTCTGTATTCCCAACACATCTGGTAGCAGCACAGCAGAGAAGAATAGATGAGAAAGAATATGCATATGAATTCTTAGATATATTCTATGATGAGAATGGAAAGCCAAAAGTTAAGGAAACTAATAAGCTGCCCATCATGCAGTTTCCCGTATCTAAAAAATTAGAAGATAAAACAGGTACTCTTGTTGTATGGGAAAGACCGGTTAAGGATCCAGAGTTCGGACAGTATTATGCTTCTATTGACCCTGTATCAGAAGGTAAGACAACTACATCAGATTCATTGTGTTCTATATTTGTAATGAAAGCCCCTATACAAGTAACTAGACATACGGGTGTAGAAACAGAAACATATATAGAACAAGATAAAATTGTTGCATCATGGTGTGGTAGATATGATGATATAAATAAAACACATCAGAAGTTAGAGCTAATAATAGAATGGTATAATGCCTGGGCACTAATAGAAAGTAACATCTCTTTATTTATACAATACATGATATCTAAGAAAAAACAAAGGTATCTTGTACCAAAGAGTCAGATCATGTTTTTAAAGGATCTAGGTGCTAATACTAACGTATACCAAGAGTATGGTTGGAGAAATACTGGTAATTTATTTAAAGGTCACTTATTAAGTTATGCTATTGAATATTGTAAGGAGGAGTTAGATACAGTTACAAAACCGGATGGTACAATTGTTAAGACTAAATATGGTATAGAAAGAATTCCAGATCCAATGTTACTCAAAGAGATGCAAGAATATACAGATGGTCTGAACGTGGATAGACTTGTAGCATTTACAGCATTAGTTGCATTTATGAGAGTGCAACAATCTAATAGGGGATATGCAAGAAGAACTATAATGGATGATGCCGCTAAAAACTTGCAAAAGTCAGAAAATTTGTTTAAATTAAATAGTAGTCCATTTAGGCACATGGGTAATAACGGTAGATTAACAAATGGTTCGGTATTTAAAAAATCACCATTTAAAAATATAAAATAACTATGCAGGTATATAACGCATTACAGTTAAAAAAAGGAGCTAAAACAGAACAAAATAGGATGGGTAGTATTACCCAGCCTCTACAGTTTTTATCTAAGAAAGATAAAGATGAAGAATGGGCAGCTTGGAACTTAGACTGGTTAGAATGGAATGGTCTTAAGCAAATCAGAAGAAATGCAAGAAGACTAATGAAGAACTATAAACTTGCAAAGGGAATTATAGATAGAACAGATTATATAATTGAGGAGAATAATGAATATAGAGATATAGTAGAAATATTAACCAGAGAAGAAGCAACAGCTCTTGAGTTAAAGTTCTATCCAATTATTCCAAACGTAATTAATGTGTTAGTAGCAGAGTTTGCTAAAAGATCAACTAAACTGACATATAGAGCGGTAGATGAGTTCTCATATAATGAGATGCTAGAAGAAAAAAGACAGATGGTAGAAGAAACTCTTTTAGCAGATGCACAGTTAAAAATTGTTACTGCATTAATAGAGCAGGGAATAGATCCTCAAGCACCTGAAGTACAAGAGCAAGTATCACCAGAAAATCTTAAAACATTACCAGAGATAGAATCTTTCTTTAAGAAAGATTATAGATCTATGATAGAGCAGTGGGCATATCATCAGCATAAAGTAGATGTTGAAAGATTTAGAATGGATGAGCTAGAGGAAAGAGCCTTTAGAGACATGCTTATTACAGATAGAGAGTTCTGGCACTTCCACATGATGGAAGATGACTATGAGGTAGAACTCTGGAATCCAGTAGTTACATTCTATCACAAATCTCCAGATGCAAGATATATATCACAAGGTAACTGGGTAGGTAAGATAGATATGTTTACTGTATCAGATGTAATAGACAAGTTTGGATATATTATGTCTGAAGAACAATTAAAGGCATTAGAAGCAATCTATCCTATTAGATCTGGTGGTTATATAGTTGGTGGATATCAAAATGATGGTACATATTATGACGGCACAAAATCTCATGAATGGAATGTTAATATGCCTTCTCTTGCATATAGACAGTATACAACTGCAGTTGCAAACTCAATTACAGATGGTGGCGATATTATAAATCAAATACTTTCACAAGGTGAAGATTACTTTGATCAAGGTACTGCATATCTATTAAGAGTAACTACAGCATATTGGAAGTCACAAAGAAAAGTTGGTCACCTTACAAAGATTTCAGAAACTGGAGAAGTTGCAAATGAAATTGTTACAGAAGATTATGAAGTAACAGACAAACCAATATATGATAATAGATTATTCAAAAACAAAACTAAAGATACTCTTGTACAAGGTGAGCATATAGATTGGATTTGGATTAATGAAGTTTGGGGTGGTATTAAAATTGGTCCAAACATTCCTTCTTTCTGGGGTATGAATAATCCAGGAGGATTCTCTCCAATATATATTGGTGTACAAAAAAATAAAATTGGAGCATTAAAGTTCCAATTTAAAGGAGATCAAAGTTTATATGGTTGTAAGTTACCAGTAGAAGGTTCTGTGTTCTCAGATAGAAATACTAAGTCTACTGCACTTATAGATCTAATGAAGCCATATCAGATTGGATATAACATTGTAAACAATCAGATTGCAGATATCTTAGTAGATGAACTAGGTACTATTATCATGCTTGATCAGAATACTCTACCTAAACATTCTCTTGGAGAAGACTGGGGTAAAGGAAACTATGCTAAAGCATATGTTGCAATGAAGAACTTCCAGATGTTACCTTTGGATACATCTATTACAAATACAGAGAATGCATTAAACTTCCAGCATTTTCAAAAACTAGATCTTTCTCAGACAGAAAGATTAATGTCAAGAATTAGTTTAGCTAATCACTTTAAGCAACAAGCATATGAAGTAATAGGTGTTAA